GGAGACGGAAGATGTTCAGCATCAAGTACAACCGGACCACGAACCACATTGCCGGTATCGCTGAGCGCACCGTCTCTAACCAAAGCGCCGAGAACGCCAACCGGTACGGTGCGGTTGCCTACTACGCCGAGAACGCTTGCGGCAGCCTGACCCGGTACCGGTTCGCTGACGGCGCGTCGTTCGAGTCGCTTGCTGAGGCCCTTGAGGCTGCTCGCAAGGCCGGTGGGCGCAAGCTGTGCAAGACGTGTGAGAAGGCTGCTGAGGCTGCCCTTGCTTCCATGCAGGAGGCTGCCAAGCCCACGACAGAGGAGAGCCAGGAAGTGACTGAGATCGCCCCGGAGAACAGCACTGAGCCCCGCATCAAGTTCAAGGTCAACCGGATCCTTGGGTCAAGCATCGTCACGGACGAGGATGGAACCAAGTCCTTCCGGATGATCGTTGACGAGTCGGTCCGTGGGCCGGTTGGCCTGATCTTCACGGAGGATGAGGCGTTGTGGCTGTTCGCTGACATCATGGACCGACAGAAGGAGTTCCGCGCTTGGCAGGCTGAGGCGGGGGAGTGAGGTAGCCCACACGAGGGGGCAGCTACTGAATTCAGTAGTTGCTCCGTTTCGTGGTACTGTTCTCACATGAACAAGGACGAGCTGAGCGAAGAAGCCCGGATCATGCTGAGCCTCATGGAGATTGATGAGATCCTTGAGCGTCGGAAGATGGTGAGGGAAGTTCTCGAAAGGTCTTGGATCACAGCAGAAATGATCCTCATGGAAGACCCGGAGTGAAAGGGGGGCCCGCAAGGGCCCTTTCTCTTTGGCCTACCTTGTGAACTTGTGAACAGTATGATGCATGGGCGCTACATCTATCTTTGGTCCATGTACCGCGCACGGGTCTTACGTCCGCCCCGGGTTGTACGACTTAAGAAGGATCCTTGAACAATCCTTACGGCTCTCTTGTTGAACTCTTAAGTAGGCGAGAATCGGAGTACAAGGGTCCGGTTCAGCGGGTGGGGTGGTAGTGGTGTCGTCGTTCAGGGTCAGCATGACGCTTGGGGTTCTCGTTCGGGGCCCTGAGGGCTTGGGGTGGCGTCCGTGTCTCCGAGTGCCGTCCCTGGGGCACGAGATAGTCATGGGCAACGAGGAGCTTGGGCCGATCATGCGGGCCCAAGCAACGTTGGTAGAACGCTTTCTGACGCCCATGGGGGAGCCGTACGAGGGTTTCCGCATTGTGGCCCGTGACGCTGCCTCAGGCGCCCTTGTGGCGCTCGCTAGGTGGGTCCGGTGCCCGTCCTCTGGCCGGTACCGTCCGGCGCCCGACGATGCGGGCTTGTTCCTCGCTCACGAGCACGGCGCGGGGCTCGCTGCCTAGGTGGGTACGCTCGCGGCATGGATGAACTGATGAACGGGATTGCTCCGCCCAAGATCAAGAATTACGACAGTGCGGCGGAGCTGCTAGCCAAGCTTGAGGGGCGTGCGGCGCTGTGGGAGCGACATGCGCGGGATGCCACGGACCGGGCGGCGGAATTCGAGAGCGCGGCTCAGCGGATTAGGGACGGCGCGTCAACGGTGACCGTTGGGCGAACTACCTACACACTTGAGTAGCTGAGGCGTAATCTGGCTCAACTGGCCTGGTAACAGACCGGGCCTGACTGCCAGTTAGGAAAATCGAACAATGACCCAAGCGGACAACGCTACGGCGTTGGGAATGTCGCTTGACTCTCACCCCACCCCGGGGCAGGGGCAAGCGCTCGTGACAGCGGTAACGCCTTTACCTCCGGGGTGGGGTTCGTTCTGCTCTAGGCCGGACAAGGACAACGGCCCCCACTGGTACGCCGTGTCTCCGTACGACGTTGACGGCCTCAAGGACATGTGGGGTCGGGACGCTTACGGTCTCGATCACACGGTCTCGGCCCCCACGTGGCCTCAGTTGCATCAAGCGGTTGCGGCTCAGGTCGAGTTGTACAAGGCGCTGACGGGTGGTGCCTCGTGAGCACGGTTCTCAAGTACGTCAAGCACACCATCCGTCACGTGCCTGAGGGCGGTTGGATCCTTGAGGCGTTCTGCGCCAAGGGCAGTTGCGATGCGACTTCCGGCCCTAAGGATTCGTCGGAAGCCGTTGAACTGTGGTGCTTGGAACACACGGGCCTGAATCCCGATCATGATCTATTCCGGCGCGTGGCTTCTGATCATGCACGGGTGACGAGAGAGGAGTAATCCCTAGCTCTCGTCCTCAATCCGCCCCGGTTCACTGACTGCCCCCGTGTCGGTGGACCGGGGCTCTTCTGTGTCCGGGGTGAGCACAGCTTCAACGGCTGCCGCTATGCCAACTCCTGAGAGGTTGTCCGGGTTGGTCACGTCGGCCGTGACGGGCTCGCCGGTCGGTTCCTCGGTCTGCGGGTCAACGGTCTGCGCTGTGACGGTTGCCGGGTCCTTGCGGGAGCATTCCTCAGCGCCGGTGACTTCCACCTGTACGGCTGTCTCCTCGCTGAGTACGGCAGTCATGGTGACCGTGTCGGCGGGCTCGTCGTACGAGACGGCTAGGGGCTCGTCGCTGACCCGCGCTAGGAACATGTGCAGGGGGTTGAGAGCGTCCGGCACGCTGATACCGGTGGTGTCCTCAATGAACGAGGTGACTGGCCCCTTGCTGCTCTCGGGCTCGGGCTTAGCCGTCTGCTTGGGCTTGGGCTTGCCCGGCTTCTTGGTGGCCGTGGGCTTAGCCGTCTGCTTGGCCTTGTGCTTGGCGTGCTTGGTCTTCTTCCTCGCTGCCTTGGCGGGCTTGCCGGGCGTGCGGGTCGCCTTGGCCTCAGTGAGGCTCTGAGCGGGCTTGTGCGGGGCTTTGGTGTCCTCGTCGGCCGGTTGGGTGTCCTCGTCGGCAACGGGGCTCTCAGGGCCGTTCTGCGGCTCGTCGGCGTGGCTCGCTGCGGGTGTCGGCAGATGGCTGCCGGGGGCGCCCTCACTCGTCGGCGCACCGGGTATGTCTGCGGGGGTGACGAGCGGTGGGGCTTCCTTCCGGCCGCTCTCTGTGTCCGCACGCCCCAGGAAGAACGCCAAGGGGAGCGAGGCAGCGAGCATCCCGTATGCGACCTTCCCCCCAAGCGGTATTTCCTTGATCGCTGAGCGCTTGCCCACCATGTCCCCCCGACTGTCCGGATTGAGTTGTTCCACTTATGGAAACACGTGCAGGGGGCACGAAAGAAATGGATCATTGGGGGCATGACGCCACGCAGAGAATCAGCTAGGTAGTTGCATCTAGACCACTGTCCAAGTGATAATACCTAGGTCAAGAAACATGTAGGCAGAAAGATCACGAAAGGGCAGGTCAGGGACCATGCGCGTACGCGACAATGAGGGCATGTCACCATTCGTTTCAACGATCGAGAGCGGCAAGCTTGACACGGTGCGCGTCGCAGTGTACGCGCGTCAGTCCAAGGCTCGGCCGGATGCGTCGGAAGCCTCCCCGGAAGCTCAGCTAGCGGCCGGTGAGGCTCTGGCAGCTAGCCGTAACTGGGAGGTCACGCAGCGTTACGCAGATATCGGCCGGTCCGGTTGGGATCCGTCGGTTGTCCGCCCGGAGTTTGAAGCGATGATGGCTGCCGTAGAGCGGGGTGAGATTGACGTTGTCGTGATCAACGAGCTGTCTCGTCTGACCCGCAAGGGCGCCTTTGACGCGATGACCATTGATCAGAAGCTCAAGAAGCACGGCGTACGCCTCGTCAGCGTGCTTGAGCCGTTCCTTGACACGTCCAACCCGGTCGGGGAAGCGATCTTTGCCCTTATCGCTGCTCTCGCCAAGCAGGACAGCGACATTAAGGCCGGGCGTATCTCCGGGGCCAAGGATGAAATCCGCGCGGTAGGCGGTAGGCACTCGTCCGCTCCGCCGTATGGCATGAAGACCAAGCGCGTTCAAATGGGCAAGCTCGTTGTCACGGTGCTTGAGCCGGACGAGGAGTTTAGCCCCGTAGTAGAACAGATGATCGAATGGGCTTTTGAGGGTTTCTCGGGCAACGCAATTGCCAAGAAGCTTGAGGCGGCGGAAATCCCTTCCCCGGGAATGCGGCAGACCGAGAGTCGCCGGAAGTCCATGCAAAAGCGCCGGGTGAATGGCAGCGAGGATGCCCACATTCCTTGGCGTGCTCAGACCGTGCTTGCCATCCTTACTCACCCCTCTATTGGTGGGTTCGCTTCTGAGCGCAAGCCTCGCGGCCCTAAGGGCACGCTGTACAACGTGATTGCCCGGGACGAGGCCGGACAGCCCATGTCGCCTCACACGGGCATTACGACCGGTGCACGGTGGCTTGAGCTACAGGGCAAGCTGAACAAGCGGGGGGCCGGTAACCCGGACGCTAAGCCCGCGAGCACGGAGAAGACCCCCACACTCCTCAGCGGGTGGCGTCTGCTGTCCTGCGGCATCTGCGGGGGCTCTATGGGGTCCATGGGCGCGTACGGGGGCAACAATCCCAACTACATGTGTAGCAACCCGGTAGGGCATGGCGGGCTCGCTATCAACCGTGAGGCGGCTGACAACGAGGTTGCCCGGCGTGTGTGGGCACGGCTCAGGAACCTTGACCTCACGGACATGGAAGACCGGGGTTGGGCGGCTGCTGCTGCTCTGCACTTTGCGGCTCAGCAGGACACCACCGGGGTTGAGGAAGAACGGCGCGAGACTGAGGCGCACCACAAGCACGTCAAGGAGTCCATCAAGGGCCTACAGGCGGACCGTAAGGCCGGTCTGTACCGGGGTGAGGACGAGCTTGCCGTGTGGCGTGAAACGCTCTTGCAGTACCGAGAGTGGGAAGACAAGTGCGCTGCCAAGCTTGAGGAGTTGAACGCTCAGCGGGCAGGCGTTGTCTCGCTGCCTACGGAATGGCTCGCGGACGTTGACGAGGCCGGTGACCCGATCGGGGAAGGCTCCCCATGGTCCATGTGGGACGTGTTCGAGAAGCGCCGGTTCCTGTCTCACTTCCTGACCCAAGTGAGGGTGGGCAAGGGGCGTAACGCTGACTACTCGTACGTGCCGATTGAGGACCGGATTGACATTGATTGGCGTAAGGCTCCCAAGGAGGATGCCGCCCGGCTAGTAGCTGCGTGATCTAGGTCACAGATAGAGCCCCGTCTTGGGTCAGCCTGAGGCGGGGCTTTCGCATGTCCGGGGAGACAGCGGGAGAGGTGAGAGGGCTCAATGTCCGAATAGCCCTAGTTGAATGATGACGAATGACGAAATGACGTAGAGCTTAGATCACCTATACATAGTCTCTCTTTAAGCCCTTGTGGCGTTAACCGGGAACGTGACGTATTTCTGTCACTCGTCATCCGGGGCTCTCGCCCGCCCCTTGCGCTGAGAGGGTGACGAATGCCGGAATGACGATGACCCCGTGACACCTAGGAAGTCCTTGCGCTCTAGTAATGATAGGAAGAAAGCGCGGCTCCCGCGCACCTACATTTGATTCGGCGGTCTGTGGGCCCGCTTTCCTTCCGTCCGGTAGTTGACTCCCCTCCCTCTCCCCGGGGTAGAGCCTGCCGGACACTTGCCCTCTTGGCTCAGTCTGGCTAGAGCGTCCGGTTGTCGTCCGGAAGAACACCGGTTCAAATCCGGTAGGGGGCGCTTTGGATCGGTAGTTCAGTTGGTAGAACAGCGGACTCTTAATCCGTACTGTCGTAGGTTCAAGTCCTACCCGATCCACATTGGTTAGTAGCTCAGTGGCAGAGCAGCCGGTTGTTACCCGGCAAGTCGTTGGTTCGAATCCAGCCTAACCAGCAGGTGCAGACAATAGGCCGTGACTGGCTGACGATATGCACCCTGGGTGAACACCGGCCCTAACCCCTTGGCTAGTCACCTATGGGACGGGAAGCTAGTAGCCCTTAAGCCCGCTTAGGCAAATGTGGTAAAGCCGCTTGACTTAGGATCAAGTGCATGGGGGTTCGAATCCCTCAGCGGGTACCAGAGTCAGCGTGGACGGCATTGATTCCCTTCACCGGGTCAATGAACCGCACGCTGATTCGATTTGCCCCTGTAGCTCAATTGGTAGAGCGTCCGTTTCGTAATCGGGAGGCTCGGGGTTCGATTCCTCGCAGGGGCCCTCAGGCAGGGATCAACGCGTTCGCCCGTCACCCCTGCCGCATCTAGGTGTAGCTCAGTAGGTAGAGCGCGCGGTTAGGGACCGTGAGGCCGTAGGTTCGAGACCTACCACTTAGACCAACTACTGAATTCAGTAGCTGCTACGCGAGCAGGATTGCGGCACGCTGTAGACGCTCAGGGTCGTATTTGAAGTGCCCTAGCGCGCGTGCACAAGCCTTGCAGACTACGCCTTTGATCTCGCCCGTCTGCTTGTCTGTGTAGACGCTGTTCGGGTCTTCCTCGCTGCCTTCTCTGTTGCAGATGTCGCAGGGGCTAGCACGCAGCTCTACGTACTCCGGGACGGATAGGCCAAGCTTCTTAGCTGTCCCCTTGATCTTGTCATCCCGGTACGGGTTGGTACGGCCTGCTTGCCTTGCTCGCTGAGCGAGTGCCTTGCAGTCTTTGCACTGTGAGCCGTGCCCGTCGCTGCGGTTGGCGTCCTTGGCGAACGCGCTTAGGTCTTTGTCTTCCTTGCATGTGATGCATACCTTGTGTGCCATACACACTAGGGTAGCATCTGTCAACTACTGAATTCAGTAGCTGCCTATCAGGGTGTGTGAGTACCCCACCCCTTCTCGTATAGACCCCCTCGTGAGCGTGTCTATATCCCCCTTCTCTCTATGCCCTACCCCCTGCATTGCCTACCCCCCTGGATAGCCCATGCCTAGTAAGCCTCGTACCCCATGCTCTGTGCCCGGGTGCCCTGAGCTAACTACAGGTGGTAGGTGCGCTGACCATAAGCGTGAGGCCAACAAGGATCGTGCATCACGTGGTGGCGCTGTCTATACGACACGATGGCAACGTGTGCGTAAGGCGTTCATCTATAAGCATCCTTGGTGTTTGCTATGCGCTAAGGCTGCGACTGTCGCTGACCATTTCCCTTTGAGTCGTCGTGAGCTTGAGGCTAAGGGTGATCCGAACCCTGACAGCCCTAAGCACCTACGACCCTTGTGCACGTCGTGCCATAACAAGGAGACGGCTAAGCATCAACCGGGCGGTTGGGCGCATGAGCGAGGCGCACAGAGTGTGACGCTGAACGCTTACGGTCGGTTCGCAGATGACGCCGATTCGTCGCGCTGAGTGCCTACCCCCTGGGGGGTGACCCCCTCCCCCCTCTCACACGGAGCGGCAGGGAGGCAAAAAGCTACACCCGCAGCTAGAGCAGTTTGCGCGGAGATCACTAAGCGTTAGGGAGGTGTCCTCATGGCAGACCCGATGCGGGTCAAGCCCCCGCTACAGGTGGTGCGTGAGGGCAACCCTGGTAAGCGTCCCATCCGTGAGGGTGTGGCCGTGCCTAGCTCCTCGCTGACTGAGCCTGACTGGTCTACGACGTTCGGCCCCGTGCGCGGGAACTCTGAGCTGACCAAGGTCAACGCTCGCTGTCGTGAGGTTGCGTCTGAGGAGTGGCGGCGGGTCGTTCCGGCGCTGACTCACTCGGCCGGTCTTGGTGACGTAGACGTTGCCACGCTTAAGGACTACTGCATTTGTGTCGCTCGTATCGACCAATGCGAACGCGAGATTTCCCGTAACGGCATCCTTATGCAGGGTGAACGAGGGATGCAGAAGAACGGCGCTACCACCATTGTGGGTCAGTACCGTTCACAGCTTGCCCGGTACATCGGAGAGCTAGGACTTTCCCCCTCATCTCGTGGGCGCATTGCACCGCCCAAGAGTGAAGGGGAGCAGGATGACGACGTTTTCGACTGACGAGTTTGACCCCTCGTCGCTGCCCGTTCCGTATGACGCTCTGATTGAGCTTGGCATGACGGACGAGGAGATTAGGGACGCTTGGGAGCGTCGCCCCCTCGTCAATGCTTTCCAGGCTCCTGAGCGTGAGGGCGCGTACTTCTCTGTTGCTCACGCTGCCCGTGCGCTTAAGGCTATTGAGTCGTTCAAGCACACCAAGGGCCGGTGGGGTAACTCGCCTCTCAAGTTGCAGACTTGGCAGAAGGTGTGGGTTGTCTTCCCCATCTTCGGGTGGCTTTGGTATGACGACGAGGTTGGGCGGGACGTTCGCGTTACTCGCTCGGTCTGGATTGAGGTTCCGCGTAAGGCGGGTAAGTCAACTCTCTCCTCTGGCATTGGCCTAGCGCTGTTGCTCGCGGATCGTGAGGTTGGCGCTGAGGTCTACGCCGCCGCAGGATCGCTTGAGCAGGCCCGGCGCGTGTACGAGGACGCCAAGCGTATGGCGGAGACTTCCAAGGCCGTACGTGGGCGCGTAGAGATCCTGAGGAACGTTCTCCGGGTGCCTCGCACGGGTGGTGTCTTCCGCGCGCTGTCTAAGATCGCTGAGACTGCCCACGGACTGAACGTGTCCGGCGCGATCATTGATGAGGTTCACGTTCACAAGTCGCGTGACCTCGTTGACGCTATCGAGACCGGTACGGGTGCCCGTGATCAGCCGCTAATCGTGTTCATCACGACGGCTGACGAGGGCGAAGAAGGCAGCATTTACGACGAGAAGCACACTTACACTCGTCGTGTCGCTGAGGGTGTGGTTAAGGACCCCGGTCACTACGGCGTCATTTGGGCGGCTGCTGAGGATGCCGACCCTTTCTCTGAGGAGACGTGGCGTAGGGCTAACCCGGGTCTTGGTGTTTCCCCCTCGCTGTCTTACCTCCGTCGCGAGGCTGAAAAGGCTAAGTCAACCCCCTCGTACTTCCCTACGTTCTGTCGCCTGTCTCTCAATCGTCGTATGCGCTCGTCTACGCGTTGGCTGCCTATGCCTTTGTGGGATGAGAACGCCGGAACGGTTGATGAGAAGCGTTTCCGCTATCGGCGTGCTTGGGGTGGCGTTGACCTTTCGGCCGTGTCTGACCTTTCCGCTTGGGTTCTCGCTGTTGAGTCTCGGCAACCGGGGGTTGAGCTAGAGCTTGTCTCGCGCTTCTGGCTGCCTGAGGAGCGGGTTGACGAGCTTGAGGCCCAACTACAGATGCCGTTGCGTCAGTGGGCCCGTGACGGCTTCCTGACCCTCACTGAGGGCGACGCTATCGACTACGGCGCGATTGAGAAGCAGATCATTGCCGACTGTCGCCGGTTGAACGTGCAGCGCGTGAGCTATGACCGCATGTTTGCGGGTCAGCTTGTGCAGCGCGTTGACCAGAAGACCAAGGGCGTTGATGTGGTGCCGATCGCGCAGACCTACTTGGGTATGTCGCCCGGTTCTAAGGAGCTTGAGCGGCTGCTACGTGAGGGGCGCGTCAAGCATGGTGGTAATCCCATCTTGCGTTGGAACGCTGCTTGCGTGGAAATCTACGCGGACGGTAACGACAACATCCGTCCCCGGAAGCCGGACCGTCATCAGTCGTCGGCCCGTATTGACGGCATTGCAGCCGCTGTGATGGCTCTTGACGGTTATGTCCGTCGCCCGATTAAGAAGGCTCGCGCTGCGAGTGCTTAGCACCTACTGAATTCAGCAACTGACCACCTAGGGAAGGGGGTTGACGCATGGCTGAGACCCCCCTTGAGGTCGTGAACCGGCTATACGCCAAGCTCAAGCGACGTGCCAGTAACGCCAAGAAGTACGGCGCTTACTACAACGGCGATCACAACCTAAAGTTTGCGTCTCCTGAGTTCTCGACCATTGCCGGTGACCTGTTTGATGGGTTCTCGGACAACTGGTGTCAAGTGATCGTTGATTCGACGCTTGAGCGGTTGATGCCTATGGCGTTCCGTCTTGATGACGGTTCGCTTGACTCGGTCGCTTGGGATTCTTGGCGCCGCAATGAGTGTGATGTTGAGATTGGGCTTGCTCTTCTTGAGTCGCTGATTTCGGGTCGCTCGTATGCGCTCGTGTGGCGTCCGGATGGGCCGGATACTGAGATCACGTTCTATGACGCCACGAGCGCCATTGTTGAGTATGTGCCCGGCAAGCGTCGGGTACGGCGATACGGTCTGATCACGTGGACGGATGACGAGCGCGAGAATGTCACGCTCTTCACTGCTGACCGCGTGTTCAAGTTCTCGCGTCCAATCGGTCACGCTGCCCGGTACGACTACGCCGACAACAACATTGGCGTTCTCGGCGGTTCGGCATGGTCGCTTGACGCTGAGATGCCTAACCCGCTCAAGGTGGTCCCGCTCGTCCCGTTTGAGAATCGTGCTCGCCTACAGGGCAAGCCGGTTTCGGAGATTGCCAACGTTGCTCCGCTACAGGACACCGTTAACACTCTCTGGGCTCACCTCCTGACCAACTCTGACGCTCTCGCGGTTCCCGCTCGTGTGGTTACCGGCATGGACCGGCCTACGCGTGAGATCACGGACGATGAGGGTGAGGTTGTCGGGGAGGAAGACCTACCGCTAGAGCCGTACCGGTCTAACCGGCTGCTTTGGCTTGAGTCTGAGTCTGCGGGTATCGCTGAGTTCTCGGCTGCTGATCTCAGCAACTACACGAACGTTATCGGTACGGCTGTCCAGCACATTGCGGCGCAGACGCGCACACCCCCGCATTACCTGCTTGGTCAGGTAGTCAACATCAGTGCGGACGCTCTAGCGGCTGCTGAGTCTGGTCTTGTGGCCAAGGTGACTGAGCGGCAACGGTTCTTCGGTGCCTCGCTACGTGAGCTTATGCGGCTGGATGCGTTGGCCAAGGGGGATACCTCCCGTGCTGACGCGCTCGCGCTTGGTTCGGTTGTGTGGCGTGATCCGCAGTTCCGTTCTGACGCTCAGTACGCGGACGCGCTCACCAAGCTCAAGGCAATCAACGTTCCGGACGAGGCGCTGTGGGAGCGAATCCCGGGTGTTACGCCGGATGAGATTGAGCGTTGGAAGACCATGCGCAATGACCAGGCATCGGCAATCGTCGGTGGGGACATTGCGGGGCTGTTCGGTCCTAAGCCGGATCCGGCAGCCGATGTACAGACGGACGGGGCACCGGAGGGGGTCTAGTTGGCTACCTCCGGGGCTCTGGCCCAAGCTAGGTATGACGCGACCACATCGGTTACGCGAGGCGTTCTAACGGCCGTACAGGGGCTTTGGCGCGATGCCACCCCCGACCGAATCCTAAGCGCGATGCAAGGGGAAACGGGCCGACAGATCCTCAATGCTGTTCTTGCCGGGCAACTCTCGGTTGCTCAGGGCGCGCAAGCGTTCGTGAACGGCGCGATGATGGCTCAGGGTGTGTCGTTCGGCCCCCTTGGTCGGCTCGTTCCTGGCTCGCTCGCCGGTCTTGCGGCTGACGGTCGGAACCTTGCAACTCTCCTGTATCTACCGGCCGTTACGACGGCTCAGGGGATGGCTGCCGGTCTGACCGCTGAGAATGCGGCAATCCTCGGGCTCAACCAAATGGCAAAGATCGTGTCTACCACGCTTGCCGATACTTCCCGTGCGGCAACTGCCGTGTCTATGGCTGCTGAGCCTCGCTGCATTTCCTATGTGCGTACGGTTCGGCTGCCTGCTTGCTCGCGTTGCATCATCCTCGCGGGTCGGCAGTACAGCTACAGCACGGGCTTTAAGCGTCATCCCGGTTGTGATTGCGGCATGGAGCCCATGAGTGACGCGGAGTGGCGCGAGTCTGCTAGCCCGGAGGATCTGTTTAGGCAGATGACTCCGGAGCAGCAGCACAAGGCGTTTGGTGCGGGTGGCGCTGACGCTATTCGGAACGGGGCCGATATCGGTCAGGTGGTTAACGCGCGACGCGGTATGGCCACTGCAACGAATGGCAAGAAGGTCACGACTGAGGGCACCACCAAGCGAGGCATTGGCGCTAAGGCGCTTGCTCGTAATGGTGCGTCCATTCAGAAGGTTCCCGGTCAGAAGCTGCCTCGTGTGAATGAGGCTCGCCTTATGCCGGAAACGATTTTGAAGAACGCTCACGGCGATCGTGAGTTGCAAATCAAGCTTCTCAAGAAGCATGGATACATAGTTTAGGAGCGATTCCTAGTGCCTGAAAACCCGAACCCCAACGGTCCTGAGGGCGACGCGCCCAAGGATGGTGACCCGGCTGAGGGCACCGGAACCGCTCCGAAGAACGGCCCTGAGGGCAGTGAGAGCGGCGACGGTGACGAGGGAGACAACTCCCTTGGTGACGCCGGTAAGAAGGCTCTCAGTGAGGAGCGAGCGGCCCGTAAGGCTGCCGAGAAGGAAGCCACTGAGGCCAAGGCTGAGGCCAATCGGCTACGGCGTGCGAATGCAGCCACCAAGGGCACTGACCTTGAGGCGATTCGTGATGAGATTCGCGCTGAGTTCAACTCGGAGCGACTTAAGGACAAGATTGCGCTTGCTTCTGCGGGCCGTTTGGCGGACCCGTCGGACGCTTCACGCTTCCTTGACCTTGACTCCCTTTCGGCTGACAAGCCGGATGACATCAAGGCTGCCCTAGACAAGCTTCTGACTGAGCGCCCGTACCTTGCGGCTAAGGATGCCGAGAAGGGTTGGGGCGACGTTGGCGGGGCGCAGCGTAAGGCCGTTGAGCCTGAGCCTGCCTCTCCGCTGGACCGGCTACGGCGTAGCTACGGCAGCAAGTAACCGCACCTACTGAATTCAGTAGTTGCCGCTCTCTTATTGATTGGATTATCCATGGCTCTAACTCTGCCTGAGGCTGCAAAGCTCTCGGAGAATGACCTACAGCGTGGCGTCATTGAGACGTTCGTTCAGGAATCGCCGGTTCTCGACCGTATCCCGTTCCTGACTATTCAGGGTAACGCGTACTCGTACAACGAGGAAGCGACGCTACCGGGTGTCGCGTTCCGTTCGGTGAACGAGACCTACACTGAGTCGACCGGTACGGTTAACCAGAAGTCGGAAAGCCTCGTGATTCTCGGTGGCTACGCTGACGTTGACCGGTTCATCGTTCAGACTCGCGGCAACCTGAATGATCAGCGTGCTGTTCAGACGCGCATGAAGGTTAAGGCTGCCTCGTACAAGTTCCAGGATACGTTTTTCAACGGTGACACTTCCGTTGACGCCAAGTCCTTTGACGGCCTCAAGAAGCGTCTGACCGGTGCTCAGGTTCTTAGCTCGGGCACCAATGGTGCGCCGATTGTGGGCAACGGCGGTTCTGACGCTTACACCTTCTTTGACCAGCTTGACGCGCTCGTTGCTCAGGTTCCCGGCCTGAACGGTGCGAACGGCGCTCTCTACGCCAACGCGTCGGTTATCGCGAAGATTCTTTCTGCGGGTCGGCGTCTCGGTGGCGTCGAAATGGTCCGCGAGGATCTGACCGGCAAGCGTGTTGTCACTTGGAACGGCATTCCGGTTCTTGACCCGGGTCAGACGGTTGCCGGTGCTGACATTCTCGCCAAGACCGAGACGCAGGGTACGGCAACCAACGCGTCGTCCATTTACGCGGTCAAGTTTGGTGCGGACGAGGGCGACCGCGCGGTTACGGCACTGACCAACGGTGGCGTTCACGTTGAGGACTTTGGCCTACTTCAGTCGGCCCCGGTCTACCGCACGTTTATTGAGTTCTTCACCGGTCTTGCCGTGTTCGGCGGTAAGGGTGCCGCGCGCCTGACCGGTGTCCTAGCTGCGTAAGGAGAGTGGAAATGCCGCCCGCCCGTAAGAAGGCTGTTGCGGCTCCCGCTCTTGAATGCGGCAAGGCTGACGCTTGTGGTTCCTCGTCTCGGGTTGAGAGCTTCAATGCTTCTCGCCCGGACGGGGAGCCGGTCAAGGTCACTCGCTGCATTGAGTGCGGCAGTCACAAGGTTGAGAACGACTCCTAAGGGGCCAGGATGCCGGAACTTCCCGCGCTAGCCACCCTTGAGGAGCTAGCTGCATGGATGCAAACCGATGTGGGGTCGCTTCCGGCGTCCGCCTCCCTCGTGCTGGACACGGCCTCAGCGATTGTGCGAGGAGAGGCACGGCAGCACTTCACGCGTCGTACAACGACCGTGGTCATGTACCCGGATACCTACAGGGCTTGGGCCGGTCCGGTCCGTTGCTTTGTGGACTTGCCTCAGCGTCCCGTTATCGGCGTGGCGTCTGTGGTGGACGAGGACGGTAACCCCGTCCCGTTCAAGCTCAAGCGGAACACGCTGACCCTTGAGAGGGTCTGTGAGGCTGTCTCCGTGACGTTCACGCACGGGTACGCGGAAACCCCCGGGGACGTTAAGGCAGTCGTTCTAAGCGCTGCCTCACGCGTTCTGAACAACCCCTCAGACATTCGTCAAGAGGCCGTGGGCAGTCTGTCGGTTACGTATGCGGCTGAGACGATTGGCGCGAGCCTCGCTCAGGCTGACAAGGATCTACTTGCGCGTTACCGGCGTCGTGCGTCGTCTGTCAGGTGGGGCTAATGAGCCTGCTTACCGCTGACGCTGCCACGGTGCTACGGGCCCCGTTCGTCACGGACAAGTACGGCAACACGACTACTCAGCGGGATTGGGCTAATGCGGTCCGGTCTCCGCTGAGTGGCGTGTCCTTTCAGCCGGACGCGTCCACTGAGGCGACGGGGGACCGGGGCTCTGTAGTCACCGGATATCGGCTGATCACTCGTCGGGGGATGGACGCCGACATTTTGCCGACTGACCGTATTGAGGTCTACGGCATGACCCTTGAGGTTGACGGCGAGATTGGCCGTTTCCGCACGGGTGGCCGGGTCCATCACGTTGAGGTACGGCTTAAGAGGGTGTCCGGATGAGCAACGTTCGCATTACCTACAACTTTGATTTCATCCGGTCCCTGCCTAACAACATCAAGACCGCTCACGTTGTGCTGAACGAGGCCAACCGAATGAAGAGCGGCATTGAGGGGGAGGGTGGTGAGGCTCGCGTTGATTCTCAGTTTGGCGGGTCCCGATTCCGTGCGGCTGTCATTGCCGGGTACGAGGACGGGGCTCACGCCGAGAACACGCGCAGGCAGCTTCTGAGGAACCTTGGGAGCGCCGATGGCTAAGCCGGTGGTGTTCTTCCCGGATGCCGTTCTAGTGGCTATCCAGTACCTACGGGGCGCCCTTGGTGGCGTCCCTGTCTATTCCCGCGTGCCTGAGTCTCGTCCGGCTGAGTTCATTCGGATTGAGCGCTTGGGTGGTCTGCGGAATTCCATTGTGACCGACCGGCCCCGTATCGACATTGAGTGTTGGTCGGGCAGCGAGGAAGGCGCGGAAGCCTTGATGAGTCGGGCTCGCGCTTACGCGCTCGCTATGGCCGGTAAGCGTGGCGATACGACCGTTTACAACGTCGCTGAGGTCGCGGGCCCTCAGTGGCTTCCTGATCAGACCTCCGGGCAAGCCCGTTATGTGTTCGCTGTTGAGTTTTCGACACGCGCTCTGCCCGGTTCCCTCTAACGATTGGATGGTGTAGCCGTGGCCGGTGACATCAACAACCCCCGCCTATGGGAGGGTGCTGACCTTTGGACGGCTCCTGTAGGTACGAACCTGCCTGCGACGCTTGACGTTGCTATGTCGACCGTTGCGGATTGGAAGGCTGTCGGTCTTCTCTCTGAGGACGGCGCTAGCGAGTCTCGCGACGAGGACACGAGCGACTTTTACGCATGGGGCGGAAAGCTAATCCGCACTCAGCGCAGCAAGCACAAGCGGACCATTTCGGTTACGTGCCTTGAAGACAATCTAGTTGTGTTCGGCCTCGTCAACCCTGGTAGCACGGTCACGACGACTGCCGGTGTTAACACTCGCACGATCAAGATTCCCAAGAGCGAAAAGCGTTCGTTCACGCTTGAGCTGACGGACGGCGACGTTACCAAGCGTCGGCACATCCCGACCGGTGAGATTACCGAGGTTGGTGAGGTCACGCTTTCGGAGTCTGACCTACAGGCTTTCGAGCTAACCATCACGCTCTACCCGTCGGCTGACGACGTGCTTTACGTCGACTACGACAACGACCCGCAGACGGCTGTCCCTGAGACTCCGTAACGCCAACTACTGAATTCAGTAACTGACACCCCCGAATAGGAGCGTTCCCCGTGCCCACGAAGAACGACGTTACCGGTAAGCCCTTCTCTGTCGAGTTCAACGGCGACACGTACGAGGTTTCCCCCGCTGAGGAATGGGACCTTGAGGTACTTGAGGCTATCGACGAGAACAAGCTAACCCTTGCGCTTAAGGCGCTGCTTGGTGACGAGCAGTACGCCACTTTCCGCGCCACTAACAAGAAGGTCAAGGATCTTGGCTCGTTCTTTGAGGTGGCCGGTAAGAAGGTGGGCGCGGGAAACTCCTAAGCCTCCTCGCGTTCCTCAGGGAACATGGGGACGCTGTTGAGGCTGACCTAGCCTTTCGGGGTATTGACCTACTCGACATGTGGCGGGGGACTCTGAGCCCCCGCCGCGTGGACGTTCTTATACGCGGGCTACCGCCCGATTCTGCGACTCGCCAAGCGATGAATGGTGAGCCGCTTTGGTCGCGTACTGATTTCATCCTTGCTGACCTTGTTGACTCCACGAATTCTGTTCAGTGGACGATTGCCAACAAGGATCAAGAGCGCCGTAATCGGCAGCCTACGCCGGAGCCTTATCCGCGTCCGGGATTGAAGAAGACCACCAAGAAGGAAATCACTGCGGCTGATCTGCTCGCGTTCCGTGAACGTACGAAAGGGGCCTAATGCCTGCGCCTGAAATCGCAGTTGCGTACGTCTCCATTGTTCCGGAGATTCAAGGGTTCGCCCGTGATCTGCGCGCACAGATCGTTGGTCCGGCGGCTGACGCTGGTGACCAAGCGGGTGAGGCCGCCGGTGGTGGGCTCAAGGACAAGCTCAAGGCGGGTGCTGCGGCGGCTGGAATTGCGGCCGGTGCAGTGCTCGTCAAGGGCATCTCTGACGCCATTGAGCAGGCGAACATTACCAAGAAGCTACAGGCTCAGCTTGGGGCTTCCGGTAAGGACGCTGCTCGGTACGGCAAGGTTGCCGGATCCCTTTACGCCAAGGGTGTTACGGACAACTTTGAGCAGGGTGCGGAAGCTATCCGCGCGGTGGTTAACGGTGGCCTCGTCAAGCCGGACGCCACGAACAAGCAGCTAGAGAGCATCGCTAGCAAGATGAGCGATGTTGCTACCACGTTCGGTACCGATATGAGTATGCAGACTCAGGCAGTCAGCGCGCTCATGAAGAACGGTCTAGCGAAGAATGCCGGTGAGGCGCTGGACGTCATCACGACCGGTATGCAGAAGCTAGGCCCGAATGCCGATGACCTGCTAGACACGTTCCAGGAATACCCGGTTCAGCTTCGCAAGCTTGGCCTTGATTCCAAGACGGCTATGGGTCTCTTCTCTCAGGGCCTCAAGGGTGGTGCCCGTGATACGGACATCATCGCTGACGCTATGAAGGAATTCTCTATCCGCTCCATTGATATGAGCACCACGTCACGCGACGCGTATAAGTCGCTTGGTCTGGACGCTCAGAACATGGAAAAGATGATCGGTAAGGGTGGCGCGTCGGCTACCAAGGGCCTTGACATTGTCCTTGACAAGCTGCGAGGCATTCACGATCCGGTCAAGCGTGAGGCTGCTGCGGTTGGTCTGTTCGGTACTCAGGCTGAGGATTTGGGTTCGGCCCTATTCAGTCTTGACCCGAGCAAGGCTGTTGCTGCTGCCGGTAAGACCGATGGTGCGGCAGCGAAGCTAGGTAAGACGCTGCGTAGCGGCCCTATCTATCAGATCAAGACGTTTGCCCGGACGCTACAGCAAGACCTAGTTGAGGTAATCGGCAAGTACCTCGTTCCGGCGCTGACTAAGGCCGGTGAGTTCGGCAAGGCTGCTTGGGCTTGGATGAAGGATAACCAGGGTTGGCTACTCCCGTTTGCTGCGGGTATCACGGCGATTGCTGTTTCTATCGCGCTCTATACGGGCGTGGTGCGTACGGTCGCTGCGGTCACTAAGGCATGGGCGGCTATTCAGGCAGCGTTCAACGTCGTTATGGCAATGAACCCTCTTGCCCTCGTCGCTCTCGCTCTCGTGGGTATTGCTGCGGCCCTGTACGTGGCGTACCAGCGGTCTGAGACGTTCCGGAACATCGTCCAGACGGCTATGTCTGCGGTTGCTTCCATCTTCTCGTGGCTTTGGAACACGGTTCTCAAGCCCATCTTTGGGTTCCTCTTTAGCGCGTTCAAGCTCCTTCTGACTATCGTCACGGTCATTGTGGTTGCGCCGATCATCCTTGCCGTTAAGGCTCTGGGCGCTATCTTCTCGTGGCTTTGGTCGAATGCGATTAAGCCCGCTATTGACGCCATTGGTGCGGCTGCCAAGTGGCTTTGGAATAACGCTATCAAGCCGGTCTTTGGCTTTATCGCGGATAAGGCTAAGTGGCTTTGGAATAACGGCATCAAGCCCGCCTTTGGCTTCTTTGTCGGTGGCCTCAAGGAGGTTGCCAAGTGGGCTAAGTGGCTATGGGATAACGGGATTAAGCCCCCGTTCAATTTCATTGCCGATAAGGCCAAGTGGCTTTGGAACAAGGGCGTCAAGCCTGCCTTTGACCTGCTCAAGGCGGGTATGAAGAAGGTTTCTGACGCCTTTAAGACGGCTAAGGACATGATTGGAAAGCAGTGGTCCAAGCTTTCCGATATCGCCAAGAAGCCTATCAATTTCATCATTGATACGGTCTACAACAAGGGCATTGTTGGCGTCTGGAATAAGGTCGCCGGGGCTTTCGGCGCACCCAAGCTGAACAAGTTCAAGGGCTTTGCCACGGGTGGCATTCTGCCGGGTTACACGCCCGGTCGAGACGTACACCTAGCGGCCCTGTCCGGTGGTGAAGCTGTGATGCGTCCTGAGTGGACGCGTGCCATGGGTCCGCAGTACGTGAACAGCATGAACGCTCTTGCCCGTAAGGGTGGCGTTGGCGCTGTTCAGAAGGCTATGGGCGGCGGTCTTCCGGCGTTCAAGAACGGTGGCATTTTCGGTTGGATCGGTTCTGCCGGTTCGGCCCTTAAGGGCGCCGGTTCTGCTGCTTGGGACGGCATCAAGAAGGGTGCCTCTTGGCTCGCTGACACGCTTGAGGCTTCCGCGCGAGCGGGTGTCAAGCATGTTGTCAACCCCCTGATTTCCATGATTCCGGGTACTAGCTCGGGATTCGGAAAGATGGTTAAGGGCATCCCGAACAAGATGGTTGATTCCATCTTTGGGTATGCCAAGACGGCTGACAAGAAGAATGATGCCGCGCCGAACATCCATTACAAGCCGGGTGCCGGTGTTGCGCAGTGGAAGGGTGTTGTTCTCAAGGCTCTTGGAATGGTTGGTCAGCCTGCCTCGCTGCTGAATACGGTTCTACGCCGTATGAATCAGGAATCGGGCGGTAACCCCAAGGCCATTAACAATTGGGATATCAACGCCAAGAACGGTGTTCCGTCCAAGGGCCTCATGCAGGTGATTGACCCGACGTTCAACGCGTACGCGGGCAAGCTCCGGGGTCGTGGCGTCTGGGATCCGCTAGCGAACGTGTACGCCTCAATGCGCTATGCAATGAGCCGCTATGGCTCGCTCAGCGCTGCGTACAACCGTACGGGTGGATACGACAACGGTGGTTGGCTACAGCCGGGGGCGACGCTTTCAGCGAATGACTCGGGCAAGCCTGAGCCGGTGTTCACGTCCGGTCAGTGGTCGCAGATTTCCACGCTCGCTAACCGGGGCATGGTCGGCGGTAACGGTGGCCTACAGCCGGGGGACACGCTCACGCTGTCCGTGGACGGCCGTACGACCCTTGAGGCGTACGTTGACCGGCGCGCCGATGACCGCATACACAAGGGCCTCGTTGGCCCTGCGTCTCTCGGAAGGGTCATGTAATGCCTGAGGGTGAAGACACGGCGGTTGAGGTTCCTCGTTACGAGGAGACAACCGACGAGAACGGCAACACCGTGATCATCGGGTATCCGTCAGACGGCGCTACCGCTGTGTACCCGGAGAACTCTGACACCACGTCGGACGGCTCTCCGGGTCCCGGTCCCGCTCCGTCCAGCGAGGAACCCCCGCAGGGGGGCGCGTAACCGCCTAGGAGCGTTCCTAGGTTCATCTGTACCCCGGTGGGTCCCACGTGGGCTCACCGGGGCCCTAGGGAGGTTTCTTAGTGGCTTTCGTCAACCCGAACCTACTCACTGACCCGGCAGCGACCACGTTTGAGGGTGGCACGCATTCTTGGACGGATGCGACTTCCAACACGACGCTATCGGTTGTGTCGGGTCAGTATCTGTCTGGTACCTACTCGCTTAAGTTCACGGCCAAGGCTACGGGTACGGTTCAGGCGTATTCCCCGTACGTGACCGCGCAGGAAGGGAAGACGTACCTAGCGCGCATTCCGGCGCGTATCCAGACTGCTTACGCCGGTAAGGTCTTTACGGCGCGGATTCTGTTCTACGCCGACACGGGGCCTAATATCGGCTCGTTCAACTACTCAGTTTCGCCTAGCGCGACTAGTACGAGTTGGGTACTTAGCAACTATCCGGCGGTGAGCGCGGTTGCTCCTCCGACTGCTACCAAGATGCGCATTGCGTTTATCGCTGACAACATCACGATTAACGACTACGTCAACATTGACGACGTTTACCTAGGTGAGGCGCCGTTCATTGCGGGCAACCTCTACGGGTATGACGTGCAGTCGGTTGAGTCGGGCATTGACGGGTGGGGCGCGTCGGGCTCTACTCCGGGCACGGTGGTTTGGGGTACCAACCCGCGCTATGACGGTTACCGTTGTGTCGGCATCACAGCGAACATTGCGGGAGTTCAGTACCTCCGTACGAACAGTACGGTTCCGGTGACTCCGGGCGTTGAGTATGTGGCTGAGGGTTGGATGTTCAGCCCGGTTGCGACTACGTCTGACACGCTTATTCAGTGGTATGACGCGGGTGGGGCAACGCTTCCGGTGTCGTACTTGAATCGTTCGCTGACTGCCGGTGCATGGAATTACCGGGTCCTTACTGCGGTCGCTCCTGCGAACGCTGTTTCTGCTCGTCTGTACTTCAAGCCGTACGCTCTTGCTATCGGTGACGCGTTCTATGTGGACGAGGCGGCTCTAAAGCCTGCCCCTAACGCTGCCGGTAACCTGCTGACGTATGACGAGTATTCGACGGAGTCCACCCAACCGGCTTGGACGTGCGATGACGCCACGCTGTCTCGTGACTATTACACGTCTACGGCGACGGACGGCCGTTATGTTCTTGCTATCCGTCCGACGAGCAACACGATTGTCAACGCGAGCCTTGACCGGCTAATCCCGGTGACCCCGGGTACGTCCTATCAGGCGCGTACTACGATCCTGCGGCATAACCCGAATACGGCTGAGTCCATCCCGATTACGGCTCGTACGCGGATTAGTTGGTTCGATTCGTCGGGCGTTCTGCTCGCTGTTGACGAACCTGATCAGTTCGCCACGATCTATGACAGCGCAGCGTATGCGGGAATCTTGGTTGCCGAGACGCGTACGGCTCCTGAGGGGGCAGCGTTTGCGCGGTTCGGGATGGAAATTGACCACTCGAACACTCCGGCTGACTTCTACTACGCCGATAAGATCCAATTCTACGTGTCCGATCCGCTCTATGAGCTGTCGGTTGACGATGACTCGGGCTATGTTCGGTTGCTGCTGAATTACCTACCTCCCTCGTCCACGAACACGGTGACTATCTACCGGGTAGACGAGAACGGCAAGACTGCCTTTCTGCGGGGCTACGGGACCGAATACGACACGGCACCATACACACAGGGTCCCATCCTCGTTGAGGACTATGAGGCACCCCTCAACACCCGTATTTGGTACGCCACTGAGTGGCGCAACGGCAGCACGTTGACGGCTCGTATGCTCACGCAGACGGTTACAGCCCCGGTGTTGTCGGATGCTGATTACGTGTGGTTCAAGTCTCCGGGCGTTCCGGCGCTGAACACGACGGTAATGATGGAAGCTCCGATCAAGTGGTCTCGTGAGGCTCGGCAGGCGCTATACGCGATTGTCGGTCGGCGTAACCCGATTGCCATCACGGACGCTCGTCAAGGTCGTAAGGCGAGCCTGTCTCTCCTTGTGTGGGACGAGGCGAGTAACGCTCTCTTTGACGCGCTGCTTGATACGGGTCTCACGGCTCTCGTTCAGGCTATGCCCGGGTATGGCGTTAACGGCAACCTGTACCTCTCCATTGGTGGGGTTGAGGTTGAGAGCGTCACGAACGCTGCGAACATTCCCGGTTGGCGCTGGACGCTTGAGGTGACTGAGGTTGACCGTCCGGCCGGTGGTCTACAGGGCTCGTCTGCGGGTACGTGGCAGACGGTCGCGGACAACAACCTAGCTTGGTCTGACGTGCTGGGCGGTTACGACGAGTGGTCGACGGTTCTAACGAACCCCTAGCAGGTCCTGAATTCAGTAACTGACTTGAAAGGGGGCAGAGTTGCTAAGCGTTAGCGCCAAGTGGGCGCGGGCGCTGACGACGAGCCACGGACTAGTAAGCAAGGTGAATGCCCTTTACGGCGGGTCTCTCGTCGCTGAGGGCATTCCCTTTGTCAGCGGTTCCGTGAAGGTGGATAGGGGCAGTGAGACACGGCGCTCACTGTCCCTCACCGTTGCCGATCCTCGTCAGTTTCCTCGTACTGAAACCGACTTGTTTGGTGTGTACGGTCAACAGCTCTACGTAGAGCGGGGAATTCAGTATCTCGACGGCTCAACTGAGTCCGTTCCGCTAGGTACTTTCGTCATCACGAATGTCAGCGGTGACGTGCACACGGGTCCGCTCTCGATTGAGGCGGCGGGGCTTGAGATCCTGCTTAAGCGGGCTCTGTTCGGTGCTGCGACGAGCACCAAGGGTGCCCGGGATGCTGCGGCATTCATCAACACTCAGATTCTCGACACGATCCCTACGGCCGGTTTCGTTGATCGCTCGTCTAGCGGCGGGACGCTTCTTGCCACCAAGACTTGGGATGCCGGAACGGATAAGTGGGCGGCTCTCACTGAGGTTGCCCTCAGCGTGGGCGCTGAACTGTTCTGTGACGCTTACGGCACGTTCGTGCTCGCTGACATCCCGTCGGTCAAGGACTCAAACCCCACGGTCGTTTGGGACGTGTCTGCGGGTGAGTCTGGCGTGATGGTGTCGGCTGAGCAGTCGCTTTCGAGTGACGAGGTTTACAACCGGGTCACGGTGGTTGGCGAGAATTCCGAGGACAACAAGCCCCCGGTTTCGGCAACGGTGTCCATCACAGACAGCACGGACCCGCTCAGGTACGGGGGACCTTTCGGCAAGGTTGTCAAGCGCGTTTCGTCCAGCCTTGTCACGACCAACTCTCAGGCAAACGCTATGGCGCTTGCGCTTCTGCGTAAGGGTCGTGCTCCGAACCGGTCGGTCTCTGTGTCTGCTGTCCCCAACCCTGCGCTAGATGCGGGGGATTGGATCCGTGTGGACTACGGGCCGGGCATCCTGCCTGAGCTTCACCTTGTCAACGCCTTTGAAGTTCCGCTCTCGTCCGATGGGGGAGCGTTCACTATCGACACCATCGGCGGACGAGACGAGGACCAAGCGTAATGGCGGCTGTAGACAAGCTACTTGGTGCGGCAGTGCAGTCCGTGAAGACTTCCGGCCTGCTTGAGTCCATGGCTCGTATGGGTGTGGTGTCAGCGGTCAACTCCGATGGCACCATTGATGTTTCACGCGCCGGGGACGTGTTCCCGAGCGTGCGGCTGCTGACCGGCTATGCGAGCCCCTTGGTTGGGGACTCCGTTCAGATGGTTAAGACCATGGGCGGGTGGGTTTGCGTGGGCGCGTATCGGACGACTACGCCTGACCCTCAGTGGGTCTCTGCCTCGCTCGTGAGTGGCTACACGAACAGCGGCAACAGCAACGGCACCGTTCAGTATCGCCGGATTGTGGACCATGGCTCAACATTCATTGAGTGGTCTGGCGGCATGTCGTGGACCACCTCAGGAAGCCCCCCGAACGGTGGCCAGTTCTTCACCATGCCTTCCGGCTTCCGTCCGCTGTCAAAGCGTTCTGTTTCTGCGGCTGCCGGTGGTGTGCCTACAAAGATTGATTTCAACGTTGACGGTGGTTGCGTGATTATCCCGCCTGCCGGAGTGACTACGTGGTGCAGCGTCAACGGCGTGCGCTACCGCATTGACTAAGGAGAACGCTAGTGCCTCTAACTGACACGTACGGGCAGAACATTCCGTATCCGACGCTGACCGATAAGCCCAACGCTCAGAGCCTCGCTGAGGGGCTAGTTACGAACATGACCCCCAAGCTAGTCATGACGTTCGCCTCAGCGGTGACCCGTGGTGCGACTGTCAAGAAGCCCACTGAGGGTATGGTCACTTGGCTCAAGGACGTTAACCGGCTTGAGGTTTACGACGGTTCCGCTTGGGTGTCGTTCGCTTCCGGCACGAACCAGTGGAAGACCGTTTCCCTTGCATCCGGCTGGACGAACAATGGCAACTCGCAGGGGAACTTTCAGTACCGGGTAGTGAACCTATTCGGTGAGGATACGATCATGTTTCGGGGCGGCATTTCCCGCTCGTCGTACCCGTCTTCCATCCCCTCGTACTTTGAGCTGAACACGTCGGCCCTTCCCTCGTCTGCTCAGCCTGCCTCGCTGCGTACGATTTCGGTTCCGTGCTCGGATGCCGGTTCAACGCGAATCTCTCTCAAGCTAGACCTCACGACTACGGGTTATCTACGCCTGTACGGAATCAGTCGACCGAGTGACCTCCCTGAGTGGGTTGGCTTCAACGGCTGCTTTACGTCCCTCTAACGAAAGGCTTACCTTTGCTTATCAACGTTCCCGACGCCAAGCCCGGTGATGTTGTTCTCCGATACGGCTGGATCAATGCACCGGATGACTACGGCTGGGACGAGGATTACCGTTCCTACGGTGGCCTAACTATCGCGACGATTGCCGCTCCCAATGAGGATGGCAAGCAGGTTGTCACCTGGGTTGACAACGACGCTATGGCACTGTGGCGGGTTGATCACCCGCAGTACAGCGAGGAGCTTTGGGCGGACCCTAGGCACCGATTTGAGATTGAGCGCGCTGACAAGACAATTGTTTCGGTGGTTGTGACCTACAGCGACGGTACGAGCGTCACGCTCCCGTAACCAACTACTGAATTCAGTATCTGACTTCCCCTCGTCCGGTAGGGCACGACCGGGCGGGGGGTTCTTCTTGCTCGAAAGGAGCTACCCATATGAGCACCACGTGGGTTACGGGCGCTGAGCGTCTAGGTAGCGGCAGCATTGGCGGGGCTATGGATTCCCCCAACCGTCCGGCGCGTGTGGTCTGGCACACCACGGAGAGCGGCGCGGGTAACGCTGCGTTCAACTCCGTTGGTAAGTACCTGACTTCCATCGGCGCAGAGCCTCACTTCCTGTACGACCCGACCACTGACCGACTGGGGCAGTACGGTCCGCTTGACCAGTCTGCGCGAGCCCTCAAGAACGATGGCAACACGCGTACGAACCGTACGGGTCGGGCTTGCATTCAGATTGAGGTACTTGGGCGCGCGGCTACTCCGTTCACGGGGTATTGGCGTCCGGGTAAGAACTTTAAGGCGCTCATGTCGGCTATCCGTTCGTGGGGTATCCCGGATGAGTTCCCGCTGCCGCTCGCCAAGACGGCTAGCGCGACCAAGCGTGACCGTTCGGTTTGGCTCGCCAAGGGTGGCCACTATGGTCACTGCAACGTTCCGGGTAACGATCACTGGGATCCGGGCGCGATCAACACGGCGGCTCTGTTCGCTGCGGCTCCCAAGGCTTCCGGCGGTACGTCGACCACCAAGCCCCCGACCGTTCCTACGGTGAGCCTCGCGAACGTCGTTGAGGCGGCTCGTAAGGACCCTAAGGCGGCTCAGGGCAAGACGACTCACGCGAGTGACGTCAAGCCCGTTGAGAAGGCTCTCAAGGCTGCCGGTCTGCTGTCTGCGGCGTACGCGTCTGACGGCTCGTTTGGGTCGGTCACGGTTACGGCGTACGCCAAGTGGCAGAAGCGCTTGGGTTACTCGGGCACGGCTGCTGACGGCATCCCGGGCAAGTCTTCCCTTGTGGCACTTGGGAACAAGTACGGATTCAAGGTGAAGTAATGAGCGACCGTGACCCCCTTGGCGTGACGATTGGCGCGCGGGAGATCTATGACGAGCTTGTTGGGATGCGTGAGGACGTTCGGTCTCTGACGCATCACAGCGAGACCGTCACGAACAAGCTTGAAGACCACGAGACCCGTATTCGGGTGCTTGAGCGTTGGAAGTACGCACTTCCTACGGCTGCTGTCTCTGGCGTGCTCGCTGCGGGGGTCACCCTTGCTCGTGCTGCCGGTGCTCTCTAACTATCAGGAGGTTCCCCTATGGGGTTTGTGAAGGATCATGCCGCGCGGTTCTATGCGGTGCTTGTGGCGCTCGTCGCGCTAGCGGCTCACTTTGTGCCGGACCTGCCGTCTGAGCTAATCCTTGCGGTTGCTGCGGCTCTTCTCGGTCTTGGTGAGGGTGTGCAGCGTCTTGAGGACGCTAAGACCGTTGCTGCGTTCCTGTACGCGGACGGGAAGCACCGCAAGTAGGGAAGTCCTTGCGCTCCCGTAGTTGGGTAAGCCCTAGCTACGGGAGGTTGCTTTGAAGTTCCCGCACATTGCCTTTATCGGCAAGAAGCGAACCGGTAAGGACACGGCTGCCGGTTACCTCGTCCGCCACGCTGCCTATACGCGGGTGGCTTTCGCTGACCCGCTCAAGGAAATGGCGCTTGGTATTGACCCGCTGATTCCTACGGCCTATGACCGTGGATATCGGCTCTCGGTCCGGCTTTCCAAGTTGGTCCGGGACGTGGGATGGGAATACGCCAAGGACCATTACCCGGAAGTGCGGCGCATTCTCCAGACCTCTGGTCAGTCCGTGCGTCGGCATGACGAGGGGTTTTGGGTCGGCGTGGCTATGGACAAGATTGCCGTTGCCGATTCTTGGAACCTGCCGGTTGTGGTGACTGACTGCCGGTACCCGAACGAGGCCAAGGCGCTACAGGCGCGGGGCTTCCTTCTCGTCCGGCTTGCCCGTCCGGGGATTGAGTCCACGGACACTCACGAGAGTGAGACGGCGCTTGATGACTTCCGCACTGACGCCACCCTCGTCAACGACGGAACCCCTGATGACCTCAGGGAACAGCTACGCGCGCTTGTGATGCGCTGACCAGTGAGCCCCCTTGGCCTACCCGGCTGAGGGGGCTTTCTTGCGTTCGGGCAACTACTGAATTCAGCATCTGGCTTGCACGGCCCCCGGGGCGTGTGTACTGTCTTCCTTGTCAGCACGACGGAGCACGAACGAGGGGGCACCCCATGGCAGCGATGACGGTTGAAGAGATCACGGCGCTTGGCTACACGTACGGCAAGGCTAAGGCAACCACCAAGGTTGTCCACCCCAAGCGGAAGAACGCAGACAGCGCGGTGAGCATCTGCAACAAGAAGCTTGGCGCTGACGTGCTCCCGGGCGACGCGAACGAGACCAACATTTGCGTTGCCTGCCGGGTGGTTATCCAGAAGGGTGAAGAGCGGGGGCAGGAGTTGACTGAGGTGGACGCAACCGGTATCGTGTCCAACCTCATGGAAGCTGCAAGCAAGGCAGTGACCAAGACCGAAGGGGACACCGTGGCCAAGGCGACCGACACCAAGGCTGAGGACAAGTACGCCGACACCATCGAGCAGATCAGCGCGAACATTGAGCGCGCCGGTTCGCTCGCCGAGGCGGAGAACGCTGAGGGGCTTGAGGAGCTGGGCAAGGAGACTGAGGCTCTGATCTCTGGTCTCCCGATCCGTGGCAAGACCCCCGCCGGTGACAAGACGTGGGCAGCGTTCAAGCAGGAGTCTCGGAACGCGTTCCGTGAGGCTGCCACGGTCGCTGAGCCCAAGCCTTCCACGGAGGTTGTCACCCTTGAGACCACTGAGGACTACCGCAGCGTTGAGGGCATGGAAGACCTCATCAACGAGGGCGCCAACGTCATCAGTGAGGGTGTCAAGCTTCACCTCAAGGCTTCTGAGACGGCGTACAACCTTGGTCGCAACCTGCTGAACGTCCGCCTCTCGCTCAAGGTCAAGGGTGCCCCTGACCTCAAGGCCAAGTCTCAGGCGTACCGGGACGCGTCCGGCCACCTCAAGGCTCAGGCAATCGTGCAGCTCCGTGAGTCGGGCGTTGACGAGTTCGACGCTCAGGAGGCGGCTGAGAAGCTGTGGAAGTCCATGAACAATCAGACGGGTGACGTGCTCGCTGACTACGCCAAGGAGCTTGACGGCCCTAAGCGTGAGGAGTGGGACAACCTCTTTGGTGAGGTTGCCAAGGCTCACCCCGCGCTGTCCCCGTCTGAGGCCGTGTCCGCGTACTACGGCATTGACCTCGTCGGCCCCCGCGAAAAGGCCCGTCTCAAGGCCGCTGAGAAGCGAGAACTTGCCGCTAAGGCTGAGGCTGCCCTCAAGGCCGGGAACACGGACGAGGCTGAGGAGCTTGAGGGCGAGATTGCCTCGCTTGAGGGCAAGGTTGAGCCCACTCCGGGCGAGAAGGCCAAGGCGGACGTCAAGAAGATCAAGAGCGGTACCAAGGCTCTCGCCGGTATCGACCCGGAGGAGCTTGAGGACGCGGACCGTAAGGCGGTCCGGGACGACATTCAGGCGCAGATTGACGCGCTGCGTGACCTCGTGACCAAGTACCTGTAGCAGGTACTGAATTCAGGAGCTGAGAGACCCCCTACCAAGCCCCCAGCAAGGTAGGGGGTCTCTCCCGTTGGTCCCACTCTCTCTAGAGCACAAGGGGTGCCCGGATGACTGACACTGCCCGTTGGGTGACGCTGCAACTGACACAGGATGAGCTTGACCTTGTGGTTGCGGTCATGCAGCAGCGAGCCAAGGACTATCAGGGAGCCGCGAGCCTCGTCCCTGACCGGCCGGACATGGACGCCAAGGGTGCGGCGCTGCTTGGCGTAGCTGAACGGCTGGACACGGCTTGGGGGATGGCTCAGCGATGACCGGTGAACCGACGAGGCGCCTTGAGGTAGACCTCACCGTGAGGGAATGGGAACTTCTCTTTCACGGGATTGCGTCAGCAGCGTCCCACTACCGGCGCGACGAGCACGCGACTACGGCTGTAGAGCTTGACGCGCTGCGGAGCAAGCTGCACCGTGCCAAGGCGGACGCCGACGAGAAGGCGCGGGGGGAGCGTCCAAGCCACTGAGCGGCCCCCTGAGCCCCAACTAGCCCCGTCTGACCCCAGTGGTCCGGCGGGGCTTTTTGCTGCCCGGAGACGGGCGTACAAGAGATCAGCGAGGGAGGTTGGCCCTAGCTAGATGACGAATGACGAAATGACACTAAGTTCAGATCACCTATACAGACTCTCTCTTTAAGCCTTTGTGCGGGTAACCCGGAAGATGACGGAAAACCGTCAGTCGTCATCCTGCCCGCTGTCAGGAAGTGTCTGCGCTCTAGCCCACTCGTAAGCCAAACCGGCCCATGAGAGGGGCACACAATGAGCGGTCAGGTTCGTACGGTCATGCGCGGGGGCTCGCGGTTCTACGTGGACGTAGAGACGCACGAGAAGGCGCCCGGCGTCACGTCGGTTATCGGGATGCTCCCTAAGCCGTTCCTTGCTCCGTGGAATGCGAAGCTTGCCGCTGAGCTTGCGGTTGACTCGTTCGATTTCCTCAAGCAGATGACGGAGACGGCCGGTCGTGAGGCTGCCGTTGACTACATCAAGGGTGCCGCTCGCCGGTACACCAAGGGCCGCGCGGATATCGGGTCTGACGCGCATGACATGTTTGAGCGCATGATCCGGGGTGAGGGTCGGCTCACTGAGAAGAACGCTTCCGGTGAGTTCGTGGTGCGGGTTGCACCGGACCTTGAGCCGTACCGGCGTCATTTCGCTGAGTTCCTTGAGGTTGTACAGCCTGAGCTTGTCCGTGCTGAGGATGTGGCTTGGTCGGACACGCACAATTACGCCGGTTCGTTTGATGCCATCCTGCGTATCAAGCTGAACGAGGACGGTAAGCCGGACCCCCAGGGTGAGCCTGCCCTTGTTATGGCTGACTGGAAAACCAGTAAGAGCACGTACGCGGACGTTGCCCTACAGATGGCTGCCTATGCCCACGCTGACAGGATCATTGACCCTGAGGGCAACTCGTCGCCTATGCCTGCCGTTGACGGCGCGTGCGTGCTGCATGTGACCCCGGAACAGTGGGCGCTTAAGCCGGTCCGCATTGATGACGAGGTCTTTGACTTCTTCCTCACGCTGCGGAAGGTATTCAACTGGGACCGTGAGGTTTCCAAGACGGTCCTTGGGCGCGCTATCGCCAAGAGCAGTCGGGTTGTGACGGGCACGGAGCGTCGTGCTCGGTAGTCGGGAAGTGCTTGCGCTCTAGGGCAAGCAGAGAGAGGAACGAGGGGGTCAGGTGCTGAATTCAGTATCTGGCCCCTTCCGCAACTCAACGACTATTCAACGACTAGGGGAGTTCCCAAGTGGCCTTTCTGCGTATCTTTGACACTGACCCGGACGCTAAGCCCAAGCCTAAGCCCTCGTACAACAACGAGTTTGCTTTCCGTTTCCGGTCGGGCAAGATGAACGGCCGTAAGCCCATGTCTCTTGACGCGTGGCGTGTCACTACGGGTGAGAAGGAAGTTGCCGAGTCTATCGCTCAGCTTATGGGCGGTTCGGTGAACGAGTGGGAGACGTCCAAGGATGATTTCCTTGAGGTTCTGACCGGCAAGGACAGCGTTGAGGTTGTCATTTCCGGCGTCAAGGCAATCAAGTCCACTCTTGTCCTTTGGGGTCAGCGTGGCCCTATCCACGAGTGCGACGGCGTTACGTCGCTGCTTTCTGAGGATTTTGGTCAGCCGTGCGGTTGCCCGTCGCTTCTCGCGGACCGTAAGGCGCTTGCTAAGTCGGGTCGTGGTCCGGCCCCGAACACCAAGGTTGAGTTTCGCCTTGCTGAGGATTATGACCTTGGCTTGGGTCAGTTCGTGTCTACCTCGTGGGAACTTGTCAAGGTTCTGCATGAGATTGCGAATGACCTTGACGAGGTGGGGGATGAGGCTCTGTGTGAGCTGTCCCTTGAGCTTGTGGAGTATGACCACTCGACCTATGGCCGTGTGAGCTACCGCAAGCCGGTTATCAAGGTGATCAAGGCATGGAGCGAGGCGATTGCGGAGTGAACGCGCGTCCGTTCCAGGGGGTCTCTGACGAGGTGATCAGGGGCCCCCTTTGGGGGTTCGCTCCCGCTGACCGTCCGGCAATCCTGCATGAGCGTAGGCGCCGGTTCGGTCTGAGTGAAGACTTTGAGTACAACGTTGGGGAGAGTGCGGAATGGGAAAGCGCGGAGTAGTCACGGACTATGCCGGTGAGGAACTGTACGCGGGTGACCTCGTCGCCTACGCGGCACGGCAGGGTAACCGGGTCCGGATGACTGACGCTGTTGTCCTTGAGGTGACGGCTAAGAAGGCTCAGGTTGAGGGTGTGGGGGTCGTGCTCGTCCCGACGCTCAAGGTTCAGCCGACGGGGGATGAGTCGGGCTTCACGGCTCGTCGTTCCATGCGTCCTCAGTGGATCGCTGCGGATCATGTCCGGCTGATCACTCCTGCGTCTCCTGCCGACGAGGAGTAACCCGACCAACTACGGCCGGATGGTGCCTACTTGGGTGCTGTCCGGCCGTTTTTGCGTCCGGGCAACTACTGAATTCAGGAACTGAGGAGTCATGGAACGACGGTTGAGCCTTGAGGCTGCCCCCGCTCTTGGGGACATTCGTGCAATGGGGGAGGGTGACACGCTTTGGCTGTCCCCGGGGGTTGAGGGTCGGAAGGATTGGGGGCGCTACTTGGATGCTGCGGCGGCTGCAACGACTCGTGGCGCTGACGTGAGGTGGGTCCGTGGCTAACCCGAACAAGGCCAAGGGGACGAGGCACGAGAGTGCCGTACGGGACTACCTGAACGGCTTCCTTGCGGGTGTGGCGGGGGTTGATGAGCTTCCGTCGTGGGACTCTCGCGCTGTCCGTCGTGTGGCGCAGGAAGGGGCCAAGGATGTTGGGGACTTGCACGCGTATCCGTTCATCCTTGAGGCCAAGGACACGGCCAAGCACGATATCCCCGGGTTCATCCGGCAGGCGAACACTGAGGCGGGTAACGCCGGTTTCCCGTTCGGGGTGGCTGTCCTCAAGAAGCGTGGGGCGAACATTGCCGACTCGTATGTCTGCCTTGATCTAGCGACGTTCGCGCGGGTGTTGGCCAAGATCCGCGAGGCGTACGACGAGGTCTAGGAAGTGCTTGCGCTCAAGGGATAGCAACAAGAGGGAGAGGAACTAAGTTGCTGTTCAAGGATGTTCTTGCGCGCTTTGGTCAGGCTGAGGAGCAGTCGGACGGGGGTTATTTGGCGCTGTGTCCGGCGCATAAGGACTCTCGTCCGTCTCTCCGTATCTGGCGGGGGGATGACAACAAGGTTCGGATCACGTGCCGTTCCGGGTGCAAGCCGGACGAGGTGGTTAAGGCTGCCAACCTCACTTGGTCGGACATGTTCAATGCCACGGGTGAGGGTCTGACGGTCACCAAGGAAAAGCCCGCGCTTGTGGGTACGGCTCAGACGGCTGCCCTTGCGATGTACGTTGACGACACGTCGGGGCTGTTGCAGTCGCTTGAGGCTGACTACGGGATTGTTCAGGCTCGTACGTATCTGCATGACCGGTTCGGCGTGAGTGCTGAGCTTGCGCGTGAGCTTGAGCTTGGGTACTCGGGTTCGTTCAAGTTCCCTTTCGCGTCGCGTGCGTTCACCTCGTTCCCCCGTGTGACGGTTCCGTTCAAGAACTTCCGGGGGATCGTTCACGCGTTGCAGGGTCGGGACCTTTCGGGGAAGTGCCCGGGTCGGTGGGTTGGTCTGACGAACCCTGAGGGCGCCCGGTGGGGTCAGTACGGCGTTTTCCGGGGTCAGGGTGGCTACGGGGTAACCCTGATCACTGAGGGGCCCGGAGACGCGCTTACAGCGACTGCTGTGGGTTATGACGCTGTGGCTATCCGGGGTGCTGCTCTGGCCGGTACGCCTGAGCTTGTTGAGGAGCTTGCCAAGGGGCTTGAGGGTTCTCAAGTGATCGTGGCCGGTGACAACGACACGGCCGGTATGGGGTTCACCAAGCGTCTGAGCGCGGGTCTGTCTAAGCACGGCATCACGGTCTACATGCTCCAAATCCCTACGGATGGTTGGGACTTGACCGACTGGCGTAAGGACAGCCCGGAGGACTTCCCGGCTGCTCTGCACAAGGCTGTCAAGCGTGCTGAGCCCTACTCTGAGACGAAAGGTCTACTTGTGGACGCTGCTACCGGCGCGCTTGTGCCGGATGCCACTACCGCTACGCGAGCGGTTGAACTAATCACTGAGTTCAGTGAGCGGTATGGGACCTCTGACGTTCTGAGTGCCCATGCGCTCGTGGCGTTCACGGGCGGGACTATCAAGTACGCCAAGGGCCTTGGGTTCTACGTGTGGGATGGCAAGGTTTGGCACCAATCGGAAACCAAGGTGCGTCAGCTCATCCATTTCATGGGCGCGTCTCTGTCGGTTGCCGCGAGCACCATTCCGGATGCTGGTGAGCACACCAAGAAGATTGCTTCTCATTTCATGAACACGCGAAGCATTGACGCGCTGATTCGTGAGCTTAAGGCCGTGCCTGCCGTTCAGGTTTCGGCTGACGAGTTTGACGCGCGTCCTGAGCTTCTGTCGTTCTCGAATGGAACGGTTGACCTCCGTACGGGGGAGTTGCGGGCGCACAACAAGGCGGACATGTTGACTGCCGCGCTGCCTATCGAGTTTGACCCGGACGCCAAGGCTCCGCGCTTTGAGGCGTTTCTCTCTGAGATCATGCCGGGGCTTCCGGACATGCCCGCTTACCTCCGTCGCCTTTGTGGCTACGGCATTTCGGGTAGCACGTCTGAGCAGTGCTTTGCGGTGCTGCATGGGTCGGGCGCTAACGGCAAGTCTGTTCTCACGGACACGCTGACTGAGGTATTCGGGCAGATCACGACTACTACGGCGTTCAGCACCTTTGAGGACAAGGGTTCGGGCGGTATCCCGAACGACATTGCCGCTTTGCGTGGTGCTCGTCTAGTGATGGCTTCTGAGGGTGACTCGGGACGGCCCATGTCTGAGGCTGTCCTCAAGCGCGTGACGGGTAAGGACAAGGTCACTGCCCGGTTCATGCGGCAGGAGTTCTTTACGTTCGCCCCGACGTTCCTCATCATGCTTGCGACCAACCACAAGCCCAATTTCAAGGGGCAGGATGAGGGGCTTTGGCGACGGGTCAAGATGATTCCGTTCAACCGGTACTTTGCGCCGGACGAGCGTGATTACGACCTGAGTGAAAAGCTTCTCGCTGAGTCTGCGGGCATTGTGGCTTGGGCTGTTCGTGGTGCGGTCGAGTGGTTTGCTAACGGCCTACAGGATCCGGCTGCCGTGAAGAACGCCACCAAGGAGTTCCGCGAGACGGCCGATGGGTTGCAGGGGTTCATGCCGGGTGTCCTTGAGGCCACGGGGGACGAGGCTGACAGGATCCTTGGCAACGAGGCGTTCAGCATGTATCTCGATTGGTGCGAGGCTGAGAACCTGCCGCAGAAGGAGCGTTGGCGCCGGACGACGTTCTACCGGGCCATGGAAGAACGCAAGGTGACGCGTCGCAAGACGGCGCAGGGGATCACACTGTTTGGTGTGCGTCCGATGGAGCACGACGACACCCCCGCCGGACCGGGCATCTTCGGCAACGACTAGCAACAACTGAACACACCCTGAGGGGTCAGCTACTGAATTCAGTAGTTGGCCCCTCTTGCGTTAGGGGAGAGCTATGCGCACGTACATGCATGAAATCAACGGGTCCACGGTCTACGCCAAGGTGCCTGAAACTGCCGGTGACTTGGACGAGTTCAAGCGTTGGTTTGAGTCGGCTAACGAGCGTGGCCCGATCGCGCTGGACACGGAGACTACCGGCCTTGACATCTACTCGGACGGCTACCGTCTGCGTACGGTTCAGTTCGGGGATGCGCTCACGGGTTGGGTCATCCATTGGGAGCGCGGGGGCGCGTTCATTGAGGCTGTTCTTTGGGCGCTCCGTCGTACCAAGCGGTTCCTCATTCACAACGCCCCGTTTGATTGGCTCGTGTTGGATGAACATGCGGGGGTGCCGCTTGAGGAGTTGGCTCCGCGCACGACGGATACCAAGATCCTGGCTACCCTCGTTGATCCTCGTCAGCCTCAAGAGGGCGGCATTGGTACGGGTCTCAAGCCTCTGAGTGGGCACTACCTTGACCCGTCTGCGCCGGACACTCAGGGGGACCTTACGGCCGTGTTCCGGTCCCTTGGGCTCACCAAGGCTACGGGGTTCGCGCGTATCGACTTGGACCACCCAACTTACAATCTCTACGCGGCACTTGACGTGATCCTCACGGCTCGTCTTGAGCCGGTGCTACGGCATGAGCTTGAGCGCTATGGGGTGCGTCCTCGTCTCGTCCAGTATGAGCACGAGCTTGCCCGTATCTGTGCGCACATGCAGCGCACGGGCATGGTGCTTGACGAGGAGTACACGCGCTCTCTTGAGGCTCGCCTTGGGGAGGAAGCTGCGCTCTACTCGGTTAAGGCTGCCCGGTATGGCGTCGAGAACGTCAACAGCACTAACCAAATATCTGAGGCTCTGCTTGCAATGGGGGAGACGCTGACGGAGCGTACGGCTTCCGGCAACCTCAAGGTTGACAAGGCTGTTCTCTTGGCGCTTGCGGACATGTCCCTACAGTGGGAGCCGATTGAGTCTCGTCGGCCCAACCCGCTCGCGGACGCTGTGTTGAGGTCTAAGCGCTCGGGTAAGTGGCGTGAGACGTACGCCAAGACGTTCCTTGAGACCGTTGACGCCAAGGGGCGCATTCACCCGTTCATAAACTCTCTGCAAGCCCGCACGGGGCGCATGTCGATTACCCGTCCGGCGCTGCAAACGCTGCCCTCGTCTGATCAGATGATCCGTCGTTGTCTGCTTGCTGACCCGGGTCACGTCATGGTGTCCATTGACTTTGCTGCGGTTGAGATGCGCGTTCTTGCGGCTCTCGCTGACGTTAAGCAGATGAAGCACGCCATTAAGACCGGGCAGGATCTGCACGACTTCACGGCCGGTCTCGTTTATGGTCCGGGGTTCACTAAGGCTCACCGGAAGATTTGTAAGGGTGTCGGTTTCGGCACTGTCTACGGTGGTGGTCCGGCGACGATTGCCCGGCAGACCGGCGCGAACATTGATGACGTGGCGTCCGCTCAGCGGAAGTATCACCGGGTCTATCCGGAGATCAAGCGCGCCGCGTCTCGTTGGCAGCGTGAGGCTTTCTCTAATTCGATGGTGACCACGACGGTTACGGGTCGGCGTCTGCCTCTTGACCGTGACCGGACGTACGCCGTTGTGAACTATCAGGTTCAGTCTGCGGCTCGTGACTGCCTTGGGCAATCGCTGCTCGAAATGGAGAGCCGGGGTCTCCTGCCGTACCTCCGTTTGCCTATCCATGACGAGGTGGTTGCGTCGGTTCCCGAGCGTGAAGCCAAGGAGCTTGCTCGGGAGTTTGAGCGCTGCATGACGTTCGATCTGTTCGGCGTCCCGATCGATACGGGCGACGAGGGCGCGAGCATCGGCAAGCGTTCGTGGGGCTCGCTGTACGGCGCTGATTTCTAGAGCGCTCGTTCGATAATCACGCGCTAGGTAACGCTCCGTGTGAGTTGAGACCGGTTTCAGTCCACGGAGCGTCACCACGTGAGGCAGCTACTGAATTCAGTACGTGAGCTGCGTCACAGTGCCTAACAGGACATCAGATGTCTTGCGCCCCAAGGGATTTCGGGGCTTGCGTGAGCACTCAGCTACTGAATTCAGTACCTGCTACCCCCAAAACGGACACCAAGGTTATCTGCCCGTTACGCATGTAATCCCAAAGGCGTAGGCGGTCTCTCGCCCCCTACTTCCGTGGTCGCCAACGCGTTGCGCCTTGGATTCGAAGCACAACCCATACCGGACATGGCGGGTCTAACGACGTACAAGCGCGTTGAGTGGATCAAGCAAGTCCGCATAAGTTCCGTCCTGCAACGACGGAGCAAAGCGCTAGCCCCGGCGGTGCACATCCTCAGACGGTCATGGTTCGCCCATGCCCTGTCACTGATGTGACCCGAGTCACGACGGCTAGCTAGCGCGCCCAACCCGTCTGAGGAAGTCCTTGCGCTCAAGAACGAGCACAAGCAACCCACTCAGACGGGAACAAACAAATGATCAACCTGACCGCTCAGCAGATCGCGGACGCCAAGAACAAGGACCTTGACGCGATTACGGCAGTCATCAAGGAGACTGAGGACCGGGTTGGGCAGCTTGCCCGGCACTACGCCACGACGAGCGGTCGCACTGACCACACGCTCATGGAAGACCTCATGCAGACCGGCCGCATTGCGGTTTGGGAAGCGCTGGACCGGTTCCAGGGAACTGAGGTTGCGCAGTTCTTCACGTTCATTGACAAGACCCTTAAGGGTGTCCTGAGCGACGAGCGCAAGGAAGAGCAGCGAATCGGAGTTAGCCGGTCGGTTGCCGCTGACTTTGAAAAGGCGCTCCGCATTGCTGACGGAGACCCTTACCTTGCGGAATTCCTCGTCACGACGGCTGAGGTCATGGGTAAGCGCAAGATGAGTGAGGACACGGCTTACGCCGCTCGCCTGTCTTGGATGGGCATTGAGTACCTTGACCGTCCGGTGACTACGGGACACAACGACAAGCCCGCTGACTGCAAGTCGCTTGGCGAGACCATTGCTGACACGTTGGGTGTCCCTGAGGATCTGCTTGAGCCGTCCGACTACACGAGCGCTGAGCGCAAGAAGACCACTGACAAGGTTCACTACGTCCTCAAGAAGATGGGGGCGCAGCACCGGCACGTTCTGAGCGCGCTTACGGGTATCGCCCCGGTCGGCTACTACGGCACTGAGAATGACGCTGAGCTTGCTGAGGAACTTGGGGTTCAGCAGTACCGGGTTACGTCGATTCGCTCGCGCGCTAAGGACCGTTTCGCTGAGCTGTGGATTGCAGCGTTCGGCGCGTGAGGGAGCGTCGCCCTCGTCCCGCTCGTGCCCGAAAGAGCCGGGCGGGACGCGCGAGGCGCATACGAGAGCGCAAGCCCCCTGAGGGCTCGTACAGCCGCTCAGAACTGTTCGCACGATGGCACGGCGCTTGCTGCTACTGCGGGGCGCCTGCCGAACACGTGGACCACATCAAGCCCCTGTCAGGGGGTGGGCGGGATGTTCTCGCCAACGTCGTACCGGCGTGCGCTGACTGCAACCTGAGCAAGAGCGCGCTGAGCTTGGCCCAATGGGCCGGAACTTTCTAGGGGAGAGATCATGCAGACCTACACCACTCGTAACGGCGGTTCCCTTGAGGTTGACCGCAACGGCGCTTTCACTGACTTGCATCTCAAGGGTCCGGCGGGGGAGACGATTGCCACCGTGATCAAGCCTCACGCTGAGGCTGTCCCGCTCATTGCAGCGATCATCGCTCTGAGCAAGTGACCCCGGACCAAGCTGCCCGCATCCTCATCAAGCATCTAGAACGACTCTCGGGAGAGACGATGGCTATCAACGTGACGCGTGAGACCAAGGCGACGGTTACGGCTACGAACGGTGGGCGGGTGCTCGCATGGACCAACGACAAGGAACCGAACGTGATCAGCGTTGCGGTTCCGGGGGACCGGGCCAAGCTGACTCCGCGTGAGGCTCGTGAGCTTGCTGCGTACCTGAACGAGGTTGCGGCTGAGGTTGCCGGTTCTGAGGCTCGCACGGTGGGCCGTACGGCTGCTGAGCGCATGGCCCCGGAGGGTGCGCGTGTGCGGGTGTCCCCGTGGCGCTGACGGAGTCTGACGAGGGTATGACCGACGCTGAGTATGTGGCTGAGCGTGCGGATACGTTCCGTGCCGCGCGTGCCCTACTCGACCGGTTCGAGTGGGACGAGCCGCTAAGCCCGGAGGATGTGACCGGGGTTGCGATGTTCCTAGCAGGCGACACCACCAAGTAACGACCGACCACCGGGGCGGGTCAATTGCTGAATTCAGTAGTTGGCTCGCCCCTTGCATGGGGAGAGATCATGTTCGTTCAGCTTCTTGCCGCAACCGCTATGAGCCCTAACGTTCTCGCTGAGACGTATGGGTATGAGGCCACCATTCGGGGGGAGGGTGCGACGGCCGGTGACGCGCTCGCTGAGGCTGCCGGGCGTATCTGTTACAAGAGCTTTGACCGGCCGAACCCTAAGACGGCGCGCAACGCTGACTATCTGGCCAACATCATCAGTCAGGGTCACTACTCGGTCATGGAACATGCTTCCGTGACGTTCCTCGTTCAGGACGTGTCTCGCGCTCTTCTCGCTGAGCTGACCCGTCATCGTCACCTCTCGTTCTCGGTCGTGTCGCAGCGCTATTGCCGGTACGACGACACTGAGCCCGTGATTCCCCCGGCCGCTGAGGGAACCCCGGCAGAGACTGCCATCAAGAACGCGTACGCCGATGCTCTCGTTACGTACCGGTACCTTGTTGAGGATCTGACTGCGCGAGGGTTCAAGCGCAAGGAAGCTCGTGAGGCTGCTCGGTCGGTTCTTCCGAATGCCGCCCCGGTCGACATGATCGTTACCGGCAACCTGAGGGCTTGGCGTGACGTGCTCGGCAAGAGGCACCACGTTGCCGCTGACGCTGAGATCAAGGAGTTCGCGGCCCGTGTGCTCAGGCTGCTCCGTGTGGCTGCTCCTGCGTGCGTTCAGGACGTTCCGGCCGCACCGTACGGGAGTGAGGGCAAGTGAGCCGTACGACCCGCGTAGGTCTTCTCATCTTCCTCGTTGCCGCTTGGTCGCTCCTGCTGACCGGGTGTGACGCGGGCCCTAAGTGTCTGGACTATGACACTCAGGTTGTGAGCACGACGACAATCGTGAACGGCAAGGTTGTGCCGGGAACGTCCATCGTGACGGTCTGCACTCGGTACGAGGACGAGGGGGAGCGCAAGTGACCCGACCCGATTGGGACCCGTACTTTCTCGCCGGTGCTGCTTGGGCAGCCACTCGCGCGGACTGTACGCGTGCTCAGGTGGGCGCAATCCTCGTGAACGCTCAGAGGGACGTGAGGGGGACCGGGTACAACGGTGCCCCCTCCGGGGTTCCGGGCTGCAAGTCTCAAGGGGCTTGCCCTCGTGGGCAGTTGACCCCTGAGCAGTGCCCCAGGGACAGCGATTACAGCAACTGCATTGCGGACCATGCGGAGCGCAACGCGATTCGGCACACGAGCCCTGAAGAGCGTCTAGGGGCCACGCTGTACAGCACTCGGGAGCCGTGTCCGGCTTGCTGGACGCTGATACGGGCGAGCGGGATTGCTCGTGTGGTCACGCCTGAGACGACGTACGAGCGTCCATAGGATCAGCTACTGAATTCAGTACCTGCCTTGTGCGGGGCTCTTCGGTCGTGCTTAACTCTGTCTCGTAAGCAGGAACGAGCGAAACGGGAGCAGACATCATGACGGTTACCACACGGGTTGCGGGCGGCATGTACTACGGTCAGGTGCGCGACGGTAAGCGCCTCGTGTTCCACACCCGGGGTTACTACACTGAGGGCATGGCACTGGCTGACGTTCGGTGCTGGCTCGCGTTCAACCCTGAGCGGGACCTTGTCCAGCCGGGCGACGTGTTCGAGACTCGGGACAAGGACGGGAACCCGGTCATCGTGTCCGCTGGGCAGATGGAAGCCACGATTGTCAACGCCCGGAAGCACGGCGTTCAGGTAAGCCTCATGGCCGGTACGGGTGGCCGCGAGTACATCAACATTCACATTGGAGCATCGAGTTACGGCCGGTACTTCCGCGCCGCGTAGCAAGGTTGGCCCCCTCTTCGGAGGGGGCTTTCCTGCGTTTGACCTGCTGCGATTACGTTGGGTCAGGAGGCCGGCGAGTTGGTTACCCTACGTGACCTTTTTTAGGGTCGGCTTCCACCGTGACTAAAGTTAGGGCATGAGTGTCAACCCTGTCAAGCCCGAAAAAAGGCAGGTACTGAATTCAGTAGTTGGCTTGCGCTCACGCGCGCGCACGCGTAGAGTTCTTCTTGTCAGCAGGAAACGCCAAGCGAGAGGCAAGCAAATGAACGCCACCACCACCGCCCGAGTGACCGTCAAGACGCAGGGTCGCGGGGGATGGGCTCAGGTCCGCGAGTTCGACGCCGCCAACGCTGAGATCCGCTCTTACAAGATCCGCAGCAACGAGGACATGCTCCTCACGGCCAACGCCCGGACGGGTCGCCGCTGGTCTTGGGGCGCCATGGGTACCGGCTACTGGGCCGGGATGTAAGTAGGAAGGAGGGGGCCCCTGCGGGGGCCCTTTCCCTTTGCCCTAGCTTGTGAACTTGTGGTTTGCATGGAACGTACATCTATCTTTGGTCTGAGGCTCAATGCATGGGCGCTACATCTATCTTTGGTCCTGGGCAGGTACTGAATTCAGTAGTTGGCTTGCGCGGGGGAGCGCACGCGTGTAGCGTCTTCCTTGTCAGCAAGAAACGGCGCAGAGGGAGACGGAAGATGTTCAGCATCAAGTACAACCGGACCACGAACCACATTGCCGGTATCGCTGAGCGCACCGTCTCTAACCAAAGCGCCGAGAACGCCAACCGGTACGGTGCGGTTGCCTACTACG